AGCCGTTTTTAATGATATAAATAGAACGGCAAATCCAACATCAGATGAAAGTTTGGGCTTGTTTATTGATTATGATGCAGCAAGTGAAAGCTATTTATATAATCTTAAAGAAATTGCAGAAGGTGGCGTACCTTTTAATGTTACATCGGATACATCATCTGTTCCATTTGGGGCAACTGTAAACATTACTTTAACTGGCTCTTATTTCAAAGAAGATAGTGTTGTTTCTATAAGCAAAGGAACGCTGAACACAACTACAATAAATAGTTCAGAAGAAATGGTTTTAAACATTACGGCCATTGCATCTGCTGAGGCCGTTAATACTTGTGATGTTACTATTGATGGCGTTACGTTTACGGCATTATGGACTTATGAGATTGTTTGGACTGCTGAGTTGGTGCCTGGAGATGGAACGACAGTTTGGAATACAACTGGTTCAATGACAACTGGAGAAGGTTTTATTTCTTTCCCTAATAATGGCTCAAACTGGGCGCAAGGGGGTTGGTTTGAAGAATTGCCAGATGCAGCAAACACATTTGAATTATTGCTTGATCCATTGCGAGAAGGAACAACTGGAACAAATCATTACGGAACGGCTGGATTAGGCGCACCAGTTACAAGTATTCCAGGATATCCCACAGTTGATCATGGCTTTTATTTCGCAAGTGTAACTGCAATTCCTTTGGTCAATAGGGGAACAAGTACTGGTTCTTTGTCTTGGGCCAATGGCGATACTTTTAAACTTACTGGAACAAACACAAGTGGAGATTCTTGGGATTTGGTTTGGACAAAAATAAGTGGAGGCGTATCAACTGAAATGAAAACGCAAACAGTTACAATTTCTGGAGAGGTAGATTTCCAATGCGCTATTTTGCGACATCGTAAATATGAAAACATTGTTCTCAAATATTTAACTCCATGATATATTTAATTGAATACACCGATATAAGCAAGCAAGGCCAGAACCCTTTGAATATTTTAAAGGAAACAAACAATGCCTATGAAAATATAATTTTAGATTACAAAAATGGTCATTACAAATTAGGCGAATTTTATTTAAATATTGAACCTACTGGATTGATTCCTGATATTTTGGTTTGCACCAAAACACAAGAATTGCAATTGGTTGACTATGGGGCAATCATTACAGAGGAATACAAGTTTTTAGGAAGCCCAGATGTAACCATTCAAAATCTAATTAAATTAAACAAGGTGGAGTTGAGGCGTTATGAAATAAACCAACGGCAAAACATTGTTGATATTCAGATTGAAACGGCTGATGCAGAGGCTCAACCTTATGTATATGACTTATTCCATGCGTGGAAAAAGGAGATTGAAGATTTTGTGCAATTTGCTACAAGTGATTGGCGCAATGAAATACAAAATGGTGGATGCCCGATAAGCGAAATGCCTGAATCATTATGGCTTGAAATTAAAACAGAACTTTTGACATTAGACATATGAAACAACCCTACAGACTTTGGACAATAATTGAACTTGAAACTCAGCTAAAAAAGCAATGCTTTCACTATAAACTTAACTTAACAATCAATCAAATGGTTGATGAAGCATTAAACGATCAAAGCTGGAATCCATTGATAGATTACGATGGATGCACTTTAGTTCAAGACAAAGACCATCCTTGTATTTCTTGTTTCTTGCATGATTATCACTGGATAAGTGGAAGAGGTGGTTACAAGTCAAACAAAATATTTTATCACATAATGCTTGCAACTGGGTTTAAAAAGTCAGAGGCAAAAAGAAGGTTGATTGGAGTAAATTTAGCTTGGTATTTTTACTACAAATACAAGCACCTAATTAAGCGCAATGTCAACCCATTTACTGATGGGATGGCGCATTATTTAAAACATTTGAAAGGAATAAAAAATGCTTAACTCAATTGAAACTTTGCCCATCTTAGTAATACCAACAATTTTGACATCTTTAGATTTTAGTGGCTATCTTGGAACGACTGCATCAATTTTGGCCGTTTTATATTGGGTAGCTTTAACGCACAAAACAGTAAAAAAAGACCATAAAGGAAGTTACTGGAAGTATCTAAAATGGATATTTACGGCAAACAATAAATAATGGGAAAGCTACTTAAATTCTTAGGCATTGATGGCAGCAGCAAGCTATCATTTATGGCTTGGATTGGTAGCGTTTTTATCATCACATATTTAATCATAAACATTTACCAAATGGTGCAACTGAATTATTTCTTCGCAAAAGGCAAAGTCAGCGAGGAAGTATTTGAAAGGCTAATTGGTGGCAATATAAAAGACTTACTGGAGATAGTAATGATTATCGTTTTATTCTTCTTTAAAAATCAAACAACAAAAAATGAATAAGTTAACTAAGGCAATACGCAAAGCCAATTCAAAGTACAATAAGGAAAACTTTGAACGTTTCAAACGTGACATTTTTAAACATACATTAATCTGGGAAGGTGGCGCAAAGCTGCATAAACTTAAAGGCGATTCTGGAGGCTGGACGATTTACGGCATTGCATTTAATTACAATAAGGAATACTTTAATGACTTAGCAGATTTCAAAGATACTGTTTATGATGAAGCTGCTGCAATTGCTTTTTGTAAATATTACTTACCAGCCCATGTCAACTTGGTGCAGCCATTGGCGCAGATAATGTACTTTGACATGAGCTACAATCTTGGAACGAGGCGAACCATTAAGATGATGCAAAAACTGATTGGCGTTGTTCCTGATGGTATTATAGGCAGAAAAACAAAAGAAAAAATGTACTTAGTTAGCTTGGAAAAACTAACCGAAGTAAGAAAGCGCAGATACTATAGGCTTGCTGAAAATAATGCAAGGCTTAAAAGATTTTTAAAAGGTTGGCTCAATCGAACAAATGACATTGAGCAAAGAAGCTACAAGCACAAAAACAATGTCAAATAATATTAAGCAACAATATTTTGAACTATTCACAAATAACCCAATACACGAGGAAGAAAGCAAAAGCGACTATTATGACAGACTTGGGCAATTAGTTGGAAAGAGTGGCCTAACAATCAAGGAAAGATACTTGCAGTTAAAAAGCAAGATTAACGATTATTGCGAAACTGCTGGCATACCAAACAATAACGTAAAACATGGCTGGGTTAAAACAAAAGATACATCCTTATTCTTTACAAATCCAGATTACAAAGGTGCAGTCAATTATGATACTATACGTGAAAAACTAATTGATGACCTAAAAGCGTATGCGCCAAAATATCCAAAGATTAAACGCAATAAAATCAAGGATGGGCATTTGTTGGTTATTGATCCAGCTGACATTCACATTGGCAAACTTTGCATGGCCTTTGAAACTGGCGAGGATTACAATGAAAACATCGCAGTCAAAAGAGTTTTAGAGGGGGTACAAGGCATTATCGACAAGTCACAAGGGTATAACATAGACAAGATACTTTTTATTGGGGGAAATGACATCTTACACATAGATTCGCCAAAAAGACAAACAAGTGCTGGAACTCCCCAAGATACTGACGGAATGTGGTACTCAAACTTTCTTAAAGCAAAACAAGTTTACATTGATTGTTTGGAGATGTTGTTGCCATTAGCTGATGTGCATTTTACATTTAACCCATCAAACCATGACTATCAAAGTGGTTTTTTCTTGGCCGATGTCATACAAAGCTGGTTTAGGCTTAACAAAAATATAACTTTTGATTGCTCAATTGCCCACAGAAAAGGGTACAAATATGGCCTTAATTTAATCGGAACAACACATGGAGATGGCGCAAAGATGAGTGATTTACCTTTGCTTATGGCCGTTGAATTTCCCCAATGGTGGTCAGAAACAAAGCATCGGTATGTTTATACCCACCATGTGCATCATAAAACGAGCAAGGATTTTCAAGGAATTACAATTGAAAGTTTGCGCAGCCCAAGTGGAACAGATTCTTGGCATCACAAAAAAGGGTATCAACACAACCCAAAGGCCATTGAAGGCTTTTTACATAGCAAAGAGAACGGCCAAGTGGCAAGATTTACTCATATATTTTAAGGCGTTTTTTTACTTTTGCCCAGTATTTCAAAGTGCTGGTTTTCTTATCTCCATAGTAACCACCATTCCATTTACGTGCTATCTTTTCATAGCTTTCGTTTTTAGCTATTGTATTAAATATTTCTATTGACTTTGCTCTATTCCAAGCATCTGAATGTTTATAGGTTACTTTCTTTTGTATTCTATTTATCTCAGCAATCATTATTGGCCTTATCTGGAGGCAACCAATGGCCTTTTCTTTTGCACAATAAGCTGAATCATTACCCTTGCTTTCTACATAAATAACGGCATTTACAAAGTTATTCCAAGTAACTATTTTTACCTTTGGCTTTGGTTTTATTATTGCAAGATTTGCTGCTGGTTCTTTAGGTGCAAAAAAGGTCAAGGCAATTAGGGCGAAAAATATACTTTTCATTTGCTTAAATTATAGGTTAAGGCAAGGCCAAGAGCAAAGGCAATTTTGCGCCATCTCTTTTTTCTTTTGCTTTGCTTGTGATGTTTTTTTGTAAGTTGATCGTTATCTTCAGCCAGAGCAAATGTGATTTGGTTTAAGGTGTCCAGTTCAAGGCTTTTTTCTTTGCTTATATCATTGCAAATTTCAAGGAGTTTTTCTTTGCCCTTTAATTGGGTAGAGTAATAAACCAATGATTGCTTGCAAGTATCTAAGGGAGTTAAGCTAATTGTATCGTAAACAAAAACAAACTTTTCAATTGTTTGGTATTTAGTTTCAACTTGTTTTAAGGTAAGCACTTTTAAACTATCCATTTGCTTTAAGTGTTTTATTTCTGCATCTCGATATATTTTTTTCCATTTACTTTCCTTTTCTATATAAACATTTTTGTATTTAATTGGCTTGGCTTTTTTGCAAAAGAAGGTAGATGTGAAAAGCATACAAGCGCAAATCAAAATTAAAATACTAATTATTTGTTGTGTTTTTAAACGCATTTTGCAAAGCTATACAAATAACGTTGTAAAAAAAATACTTTTTATTTTAGCTTTTTTGTTTACATTTGTTCCATAATGATAAGAAATATAAATAAAGGCGAACCAATTTATTTAAGCGTTTGCAATCCAAAAAAGAAACCAAGTTTGCAAGTATGGTTGCGTTACATCAAGTTTTACAATTATTTAAGGAGGCAAGATGAACGAGTTTAGCGAAATAAAAGATGTGATTTTAAAGGTCATTTATCAAAATACAATGATTCCATCTTTTGAAATCTTAGGTAAAAAAAGAAATCGTGAGATAGTTTGGGCCAGACAAGCTGCAATCCATTCGTATCAAAAGCATTGCAAAACAACTTTGAAAGCAACTGGCCAAGCATTTAATCGGGACCATTCAACAGTCATTCACGTTAATGGCGAGGTAAGAAAATGGGATGAGTTCCCAAATCAATATGTTGAAGAATTAATACTACTTGAAAAGATTGATATTGCTTTGCAAGTTCATAGGGGCTATGGAGAGAACATAAATGCAATGGCCTATGCCAATAAAGATGTCAGTAGTTTAATGTCTTTGGATCTTACCTTTTTAACGATTGATTTAAACAAGCAAATGATTTACAAAAAGAGTCATCCAAAGCGCAAACGCAACCCAATTGCTATTGCTAAGGAAGGGAAGAAACTAAGGTTTTCCACAGAAATTGAATGCACCAGGTATTTGGACATTCCTTATTATTTCGTTAAGAAATTAAAACGTGGAGAATTGGTTAAGGGTTGGAGGCTTGTGGCATGAGTTCTTCTTACTTTAATATAGTCAAAGTTTTAAACGGAAAAGAATATTTTGTTTTTGTTGGAGATTTTAACGAATGCGAAATATATCTTGAGGAATTAAGCGTGGACATTGATTTGGTTGCTATGGACAAACACCCTATTTATAAAATTATAGAAGAAGAAAAAGGAGAGTATAATGAATTATAACGAAGAAAAAACTTTGATAGAAAGGTTTAATACTTTTCACGAGGAAAACCCACAAATATATGCAGCTTTCTCAATGGAAGCAATAAAGGCTATTAAGATGGGCAAAACCAAAATAAGTGCAAAGTTAATAATTGAGCATATACGTTGGAATACATTTTTGACCAGTAACGATGATCACTTTAAAATCAACAATAATTACGTCAGCTATTATGCAAGGTTATTTGTCAAAAAGAATCCGATGTTTAGTGATGTTTTTAATTTTAGAAAGCTCAACAATGAGGCCAGCCATCCATCAATACAAGTTGATTCAAGTGGGCAATTAAGTTTTTTGTAATGAATAGAACAAAAGTTTACATTGGAACAATGCGTTTCAGGGATAGAGATAATAATGTCATAGGCCAACCATTCCAAGCCAGTTATACAGATGGCAATATGATTCGAGGAACAAAACTATTTAAGGATAAGTTAAAACGGATCATAAAAAACGAAATTAAAAACGGCAACATAACCAGTGCAGAAAGCAAGCGAATACATGACATTTCTATTACATCATAAAATAAATGTGTTTTTTTGTTAACTTTTATTGTATATCCAAAAATCAGTTGTATATTTGAAGCATGATAAACGAAACAAACACAAACGAAACAAACACTTGGCTAAAAGATTATGCGTTAGAAGATATGCACTTCGCTAAAAAAGAAAGTAAAATAGCCATTGCACAAACTCAATTCGGATTAGTAGAATTAACTTTTAATTTAGATTCTTATGAGGTTACTAATGGATTCGGTCAAAGCTATTCGGGTTTAATGAATACAGAACAAACTATAGATTTTTTAATTAATAAAGTTTATGTAGTTAGCAACTAAAGAAGTAAAACCCAGCAAAAGCCCTACCATAATTAAGTTTATGGGGGGCGTTTGGGGTATGAATAGAGTAGAAACAATAAACGGAAGAACGGCAGTCAACAGACATTTGTATTTAGTAATTGAATTTGTGGACGATGTAAAAAGGTTTGCAGAAAACCATGAAAAAACTTTAGAGGATAGCTTAAATTATCTTTTGGCCGTAAAAATTAAACACAGTTCAAACGATACTGCACGTTGTGCCTGGGAGATCATTGCAGAAAAAGCCAAGATTGATTTAGATATAAAATAATTATTTCTCATATTCAGCAAATGCCCTACTTAGATTTGGTTCTAAGGGGGAATTGTTGGTATATGAAGTTAGACAAAATAAACAGACAACCTAACAAGAAATTGATGGAGGTTGCAGAAACAATCGCAAAAGGTTATTACGGAGGGCATTTCAGCATCTTTAGTTTTTCACGAGAAGTTAAGTTTGCATTTGGCATGATCAATTCAAAAGAGCAAATTGATTTTATGCTTGGATATCATGACATAAACGATGCAATTACAAATGCTATTCAGGAGGCAATAATAACTAAGAACATTTAAGATATGACATACTTTTGTAAAATAGAAATAGACTTTGGAATTGAACTAACAGTAAGTTTTGATTGCTATGAAAAAGACGAAGAACCACAAATTAATATAATTGAATTAAGCATTGTAATTGAGGAGCAAGAATTTGGAATTGATTACGAAAACAAAAGGCATCCAGAAAGAGTAAAAATATCTGCTGAAAAAATTAAGCAATTGTTACTTGACGAGCATGAGATTGATCCTGAAAGATGGTTTAATTTAAGTGGAGATGATGAACCAGTTTTGTACTACGTGAATGAGAAAGGAGAACGCATTGACCGATAATAAGCCAGCAAAGATAAACGCCAAAGATTTGGCAAAGGTTGAAAATAATTTAATCAACGCAGAGCAAGCAAAATTCCTCCTTAAAAGAACGCCATCAAACCACATTAAAACTCGGCCAGCTTTAGGTGGAGGCACTTGGCAATACGTTTCAGGTACATACGTTCAAAAGGTTTTAAACTTGATGTTTGGTTGGGCTTGGGATTTTGAAATAGTAAGCGAAATAATCCAGGATGGAGAGGCCATTGTTAAAGGGCGTTTGACTGTAAATACTGGAGGTCAAAAGATTGTTAAAACGCAATACGGCAACAAAAAGATAATGAAAAAGCGTAATAATGGCGAAGCCCTTAGCTTAGGTAATGACCTTAAAGCAGCAGCGACAGATGCGCTAAAAAAATGTGCAGCCCAATTAGGCATAGCACAAGATGTTTATGCTCCAGATGAATTTACGGAAGTTGAAGTATTAAGTGCAGAGCAGCACGAATATGATGCTAATGTTTTAATAAAGGCAGTAAAAAAGGACATAGAGTTGTTGAGCAATGTAAGCCAAGAAATTATTGAAAAAGCTATTGAGAGCAAAAACCTTGATGTGCTTTTTAAATTGGTTCGCAATATTAGACTAAAGAAAGGGGAAGAAAATGGATAAAGACTTTTTGACCAAACGTGCTGGCGCATTTACAAGCAGCGAAATATACAAGCTGGTGGCGAGGCACAAAAAAACTGGAGAATACTTAGTGAGCAGAGATACCTACATAAACAAAGTATTCATGGAATTGCAATATAATTGCCCGATGTCAAGTTATGGAGATAGTCGGCCAACTATCTGGGGCAAGTTATTGGAAAAGTGGTACATGGCTCAGATTGAATTGGGTACACCTACACCAACAGATACCTTAACGCATCCAGATTGCCCATTGTGGAAGGGTACTCCAGATATGATATACAAACAAGAAAAAATGGTTGGAGATTTGAAATGCCCAAGTGATTTGGAAAGGTTTGCCATAGCTTATGAATGTAAAGGAGATATCGATAAATTAAGGGCTACGTATAAAGAAGGCGAAAAGTATTATTGGCAGCTTATGAGCAATGCTGTATTAACTGGCAGCGATAAATGCAAACTTGTTTTTTACGTGCCAAGTGAAGCAGACATTGAAGAACCGAAAACTGGAATCAGGGCTTATTCCGATGATGGGGAAGGCAAACATCATTGGGTTTTGTTTTCTAATTATTACGAATTGCCTCACGTTCCCAAAGAAAGCAGTTTGCCGAACCAAGTAGTGATTGAATGGCAAGTTGACAAAATAGAAAGGCAGCAGCTAATTAATGATGTATTAAGTGCAGCCGAAAAAGTAACAAGCAAATTATTCCCAATAAAAAAAACAAAAAAAAATGAAGAAAGATTATCATAAATTTTTAGATCAAAAACGGCATATAACTGGAAACTTTGGTTTTGATATTAATTATTTGCCTAATATTGCTTTTGACTTTCAAAAGTTAATCATAGAAAAAGCCGTTTCTAAGGGGAGGGTAGGAGTATTTGCAGATACTGGTTTAGGTAAAACTTTAATTCAGTTATCAATAGCAAAAAATATAATTAATCATACAAATAAAAAAGTATTGATTCTTACACCATTAGCAGTCGCATTTCAATTTATACTTGAAGCTGAAAAAATAGGAATTGATGATATTGAATATTCTAAAAACGGAAAGCATACAAAAAAAATAGTTATTTGTAATTATGAACGATTACATTATTTCAATGAATCTGATTTTGTAGGCGTTATTTTAGATGAAAGTTCAATACTGAAAAACTTTGATGGTAAAATTAAAAACCAGATTACCAGCTTTGTAAAGAAAATACCATATAGATTTTTAAGTACGGCTACACCCTCTCCTAACGATTTTATAGAATTAGGTACAAGTTCAGAGGCATTAGGTTATATGGGATATATGGATATGTTAGGAAAGTTTTTCAAGAACAACCAGAACAGTGTAGATAGTTCAAATAGGAATATAGGAGAAAAATATTATTTAAAACCTCATGCAGAAAAAGATTTTTTTGCTTGGGTTAATCAATGGAGCATAATGGTTAAGATGCCAAGTGATTTAGGATTTTCAGATGATAAATATATTTTACCTAAACTTATAACAAATAAGCACGTAGTTAAAAACCAATCTTTAATAGATATCAATGGGCAAGTTCAGATGTTTACGCCAATAGCTAAAACAATGACAGAGGTTAGGCACGAACAAAAGCAAACGGAGCAGCAAAGATGCGAAAAAGCTATATCTTTAGCTTGTGGTAAAACTTCTGTATATTGGTGTAATACTAATAATGAAAGTAAAATTTTAAAAGGTTTAGATAAAAACGCTATAGAAATTATTGGTAGTCAATCAATAGATAAAAAAGAAGAAATATTAAAAGCATTTGCCGAAGGTCAAATCACAAGATTAATAACTAAAGCCAAGATGACTGGAATGGGTTTAAACTGGCAGCACTGCAATCATTCTGTATTTTTTCCGACATGGTCTTATGAACAGTATTATCAAGCTATAAGACGTTTCTGGAGGTTTGGTCAAAAAAACGATGTAACTATTGATATGGTTATTTCTGATGGTCAAACAAGGGTATTACAAGCATTAGAACAAAAAACAAAAAAGGCAATAGAACTACATAAAAATTTAATTGATAATGTAAATGGTTCATTTGATAATAAAATAAAAGAATTTAACAAAGAAATAAAATTACCAAAATTTATATAATATGATAAAAGAACAACTAATAA